GGCTAAGGAGGCATGATGTTTGTCAGCGCCGGCCTGTTTGCAGTAATCTGCATTTTGTACGTTTTGATCAAAGAGGATATTTTATGACTGCACGAGCACCATTTAGCCCGCATTTTGGCGTGGCCCAGACCGTCGCCGTTACCACGGCATCGCAGAGCGTCACGATTGGCCGGGAAAACAAAAACCTGTGCCTGTCAAACACCGGGGCCGCTGTGTGCTACGTGCGCACGGGCACGGGCGCGCAGACCGCTACCGCTGCCGACTATGCCGTGTTGCCGAACTCGCAGGTTGTGATTACCAAAGACCACGACTCTGACCAGCTGGGCGTGATTGGCGTAGCCGTGACGACCTTGCACGTCATGCCCGGCGAAGGCTGGTAGGCCATGAAAATACCGCTCCTGAGCGGCATCTATGCCAGCACCACGCCGGACTACCGAACAAAGTACCCGCGTAATTTGGTGCCCGTACCGCACCCGCAAGGCATATCAGCGGGCAATTTTGTCCCCGCCGATGGGATTGCGCAGTTTGGCACAGGGCCAGGGATAGACCGGGGCGGCATCCTGTGGAATGGCATCATGTACCGCGTGATGGGCACCAAGCTGGTTACCGTTAGCAGCACGGGAGCTGTGGCCGATCTAGGCGATGTGGGCGGCGCGGGGCAGGTCACCATGGATTACAGTTTTGACCGCCTGGCCATCGCCTCAAGCGGTTCGCTTTATTACTTGTTTGGCGGCGTGCTGTCTAAGGTCACAGACCCCGACTTGGGCACGGTAAACGATGTGATGTGGATTGACGGATATTTTCTGACCACAGACGGCACAAGCATCGTGCAAACCGAGCTGTTAGACCCGGCCAGCGTCAACCCTTTGAAGTATGGCAGCTCAGAAGCCGACCCTGATAAAGTAGTTGCGCTGATTAAGCTGCGCAATGAACTGTATGTGCTGAACAGGCACAACATCGAGGTATTCCAAAACGTTGGCGGTAGTCTGTTTGCATTTGCCCGTGTACCCGGCGCGCTCACGCCTAAGGGCTGCATTGGCACTTTTGCCTGCTCCCTTTACCTCGGCTCAATCGCATTCTTGGGTTCGGCACGCAACGAGGCCCCGGCAATTTGGCTTAATTCCAATGGAGATGCACAAAAACTGAGCACCCGCGAGATTGATATTGTGTTGTCCGGCTACACCGAGGCGCAGCTAGCCGCCGTAGTGATGGAAGCACGCGCCCACAAGGGGCAGCAGCACCTGTATTTGCACTTGCCCGATCAGTGCCTTGTGTACGATGCTGCCGCGTCACAAATCGCACAACAGCCCGTTTGGTTCCAGCTCACGAGCAGCATTGAAGGCTTGGGGCAGTATCGGGCCAAAAACTTCACCTGGGCCTATGACCGCTGGCTATGCGGCGACCCGACCACCAGCAACATCGGCGCTATGGTGGAAACGGACAGCCTGCATTTTGGCGCGGTAACTGGCTGGGAGTTTGGCACGCAGTTTGTGTACAACGCGGGCAATGGGGCCATCGTGCAAAACTTGGAACTTATTGCATTGACAGGCAGCGCAAAGTTTGGCGCTGAACCCGTGGTGTGGGTGAGCTACAGCAACGACGGTGTGACCTGGAGTCAAGAGCACCCGTGCAACGTTGGAAGGCTTGGCAAGCGTGATCAGCGAATTGCATGGAGAGGCATGGGCCGCATGAAAAAGCAGCGCACGTTTCGTTTCCGTGGCACTAGCGACGCGCATATCGCGATTGCCGCGTTAGAAGCAAATTTAGAGCCTACGGCGGGGTAATCATGCTGCGCCTTAACCGTGATAACCTGGCCGAGTTTTTGACTAACCAACGCAGCATTCGGGCATTTGAAAACCTCATAAATATGGTGTCTGAGACTATGCCAGAGGCATTGCAAAGTCTAGAGCTTTCCGGCGGGGCAGCACAGCAGCAAGCGGCAGATGCACTTTCTCAAATTGCAGAAGTTGCCGCCGTGCTGTCGCTTGTGCTGCAACAGCCTGTAGGCTCCGGTATTGTTTCTGACGATAGCGCAAATCTTTTACCCATTGCACCTGTATTGCAAGATCAAGACGCGTCTATCAACCTTGCCCCGCCTGTTCCCGACCCATACAATGTATTTGGCAATGCTGCGACGGCAACCCGGTTAAAGACTTCCCGCACGATAGACGACGTGGTTTTTGACGGTACGCAAAACATCAAAGTAATAGCGCCTGGTACAGTGGCCGCGCCGACTAAGACGGCCATTGTCGGCGCGGATATTTTCCCTCTGGCCGATAGCCAGGATCTGAACGTTTTGAAAAAAATCACCTGGCTAGATATAAAAAACGCGCTCGGAATTGAAATAAACGCGGGGGCTATCAAGGCGACTTTGCCACTCACAAACGGGGGCGGCGTGCTGCTTGGGACGCTGACAAACAGCCCCATTGCAGGCCCGCCGTCTAAGTGGGTACCGTTTGACGACAATGGCACAATCAGATACCAGCCACTCTGGTAAAAGGACTAAAAATGACTGTAAAAGTAAAAAACATCATCCCCCGAAAGCAAGCGGAAACGGCGCAGACAACCCAGTACACCGCGGTAAATTGCCAGTGCATTATTGACAAGCTCACGGCTACGAACACCACGGGCGCGGCTATCGTTATCAGCGTGGCACTTGTGCCATTAGCTGGCACAGCGGCAGCAACAAACACCGTTAGTTATCAAAAATCAGTTGCTATTGGAGAGGCATACCCGTTCCCTGAGATCGTTGGGCAAGTCCTGGAAACGGGCGGGTTTATCTCCACCCTAGCCAGCGCGGCAGGGCTGACCATCAGCGCGTCGGGCCGCGAGGTTACCTAGGCCTTCACGGCCCGTTGAAACAGCGCTACAATCGCGCCATCACCCAGCCGGGCAACCCGGCGCGCTGAGCATTTAGAGCGGCCAGCAGCTCAAGACCATGGAAACATGAGCATGAGCCTATTTCTTCAACACCACTTTTGTGGCGGCATTTACGCAAAAGAAACGCATATTCAAGCAGGGTCTGTGCTTGTACAGCATAAACACACATATTCTCACTTGTCTATTTTGGCAAGTGGTACGGTAGAGCTTGATACCGATGGGGTGCGAAGCGTCCACACGGGGCCGTGCTGTTTTGAACTCGCGGGCAGCGTAAATCACGGCGTAAAAGCCATCACTGACACAGTTTGGTTTTGTGTGCATGCGACTACGGAAACCGATGCAAAAAACATAGACGAAACGCTGATTGAAGCGGAAAGCTCAAACGCTACTATGGCCTATATTGCCGCCACAATGCTATGAAAAAAATAGCTTTATTACAAAGTGGAATTGACATTGCACCAATGCATAAGGCCATTGATGCACACCCGGAGTTATGGAATCAGAACCCACAAAGAACGGCTAATGAAAACTCCCCGCATTACGGCCTGTCTGATATTTGGGCAAGATTTTGTGCGCCCGGTGTTGACGGCTCTATGCCGCATGAATCAATGTGGTATCCGTGTGCTGAAGTTCTGCCAATTCGTGAGCTTGTATACCCGCTCATGGCGGCGTACCAAGGTGACCAGCTTGGCGGCGTTCTTATAACCAAAATTCCTGCGGGAAAAGAATGTAAGCCACACATTGATCCCGGTTGGCATGCCCGTCATTACAAGAAGTTTGCCATACAAATAGCAGCATCGGAAGGTCAGCAATTTTGCTTTGAAAGTGAATCACTTGCAAGCAAACCGGGCGATTTATTTTATTTTGACAATTCTTTTAACCATTGGGTGACAAACCCGACTGTGTACGATCGTATTACCGCGATTATTTGTATAAAAACAGATATGGAGTTTTAATATGCCATGGGGATTCGCAATCGGAGCCGCTGCAACCATATACAGCGCTAATCAGCAAAGCAATGCCGCCGAAGACGCGGCCAACACACAGGCGGGTGCTGCGCAGGCAGGAATTGATGCGCAAAATGCGCGCTTTCAGCAAGTGCAAAAACTGCTCGAACCTTATGCACAGGCGGGAACGCAAGCGCTTACCGGGCAGCAAAACCTAATCGGCCTGAACGGCAACGATGCACAGCGTGCCGCAATTGATCAGCTGCAAAATTCGTCTCAATTTGACGCACTGGCACGGCAGGGGGAAAACGGCATTTTGCAAAACGCGGCGGCTACAGGCGGGCTACGCGGTGGCAATGTGCAAGGCGCCCTCGGGCAG